TGATTGTAAAAGATTTTCTTCAGCTAAACAAGCGGCTTACTACGCTGGTTTGGTTCCGAGAGTTGACATTTCAGGAGACACGGTTCGATACGGAAGAATCATAAATCGAGGTTGTCATTCAATTCGAAGGGTGATTGTTCAAGCGGCTTGGAGTCTGGTTCGTTGTCAACACGGTGGTAAGGTAAAAGAGTTCTATCAAAGGTTATACCTTAAAAAAGGTGCTAAAAAATCGATCATCGCTACTTCACGTAAAATGATCGAAGTTCTTTACGTAATGATTCGAACCGGAAAACTTTTCGATTCTATGCCTGAGAATATATTAAATCGAAAATTAACTCAATATGGTCTTATGTAAAAAAAATAACGGGAGGGCTTGACACAAGAAACATAGGAGAGAGTGTTTCTAAAATCTCTCCATGCGAAAGAATTACGATCTCCTAATGTATTTATACATCCGGCGGACCACCCTTCGATTTTGTTTCGGTTGCCCGATCCGTAGTGAATGTCGATCCCAAAAAAACCTTCCTCTTCGAAACCATCGTCGTTTTCGTTATTCCGGTTCCGGTCCCTCCAAATCTGTACCGGTTTCGCCTGATTGAATGCAGGAAATCCTTTGTGGAGACCCTTCTTAAACCAATGGAGACCGTTCAAAAGATGAGCGCATCCGTTCGGATTCATCGGTGAATCCGTGTATTTTCTTCCCGGATCAACCGTTCCTTGAAAACATTTCATTTCGTCGCCGCGAAGGATACACAACAGATCGTCGTATTTGTTGAATGTGTTCTCGGTCTTAATGAAAAGACTTTCACCTTGTTTCATTTGAATAGAGCAAGCCCGAACTCCAAATATGGTCCAGGACTTGTCTTTTACGCGATGACCTAACGCTCCGGCGGCGATTTTTGTAACGAGGATGGAATGAAATTCGTCGAGCGTATACATTCTTATCCACCCAACACGAACGGGATTTTCAGCTTTCCGGTTACGACGAGATAAATCAGGAAGATAAGGATAATGAAAGCGATCCCGATTCCTGCGATCCACTCGACTCCCGATTGAAAACCGGTTCCTTCCGCATGTTTCGCGATCTTATCCGCACATTTGCGAAGGGAGCTTTCGAGTTCTGCGATTTTCTCATCTTTCGATTTTACAGTTTTGTCAAATTCGGCAAGACTTGCTCTACACTCTTGTAGATCCGAGATCGCTCGCTCGTTTGCGCCCGGCTCATTATTTTTCAGTGCGTCCTCGGTGCGCTTGTATCCATCGATTTGCGCTTTGATTGCCGAAGGAGGAGATAGCTGAGGCGTTACGCAAAATAAAACCGCATAACAGAAAACGAATATTACAATAATCGCATTTTTTTTCATAACTATTTTCTCCTTGGCTTTTCTTTCTCGAACTCTTTTGCGCTGAATTTTATTTTTACGTTCTCGTTGACTCTCTTTCCGAGGTAGAGCGCGCCTTGTCCCAAACAGAAATAGGCGAGCATTTCGATAAGAGAAAGACGGGACTCGGAAATTTCCTCTTCAAAGAAAAGGAAGTAAATACAGGAAGCCAAAAATACGAAAAACACAACCCAGGTCCGCAGGGTTGTGTCGGAGAACGTTCCGGTTTTGTCGTCTTGCCAAAGGAATTTCATCGGTTGTTTCTCCGTTTTTTTGATTTAGGAGCGAACTGTTCTTCGGATTCCGAATGAGAGGTAACAAGACAGACGATTGCGGAATCCGTCGGAAGATCTGCGGAGATCTTTTCAAGATTGTGAGCGTATCGAACATGTTCCTTATTCGTTTTGTCGAAAAGATATTTCAGTCGAATCCCGTTGTTTGTCCCAACCCTATGAAAGAGTTCATGGAGGGAAGAAAGAGCCTTTGAGTTAAGAGCTTTAACCCCGGTCAAATCCAGAGTAAGCCTTTGGTCCGCAAAAGGCATGAGCCTTACACGCTCTTCGAGAAGTTTTAAAAATTCAGAAAAACGGTGCGCGTCACTGATTCGAAGGTGATTTGTGAAACGAAAAGTAAGCCCTTGGGACTCAACGAAAACTTTTGCTGGATGTTCAAGAATTCCAACATGATTTTCGAGCGGCCCCCGATTGGATTCAACGTAACTTATGATTTCCTCAAGACGCTTTTTGTAGTTCTCAATAACGTCCTTCTGGGTTTTAATTTCTGCTAGTAGGGAATTGATTTTTGTGTTTGAGTTTTTCGAAATTGCAGAGAAGACCCAAACCCACAGGGATTTTAAATCCTTCCAATATTTAAGAAGAATTAGAAGGAATACGAATGCCGTTGCGGCTATGAGCCGATAAATTGGTACTTCTAAAACTTTTTCCATCGTGCCTTTTTGAAACTAAAAAAATGAGCCGCTACTGCGGCTCATCAAAACGTTCCCGTAAAACCTAAGTAAAAGAATTTTGCACGATTTACGGACTTAGAACAAGGTTGAAGTTTCCGATATTATTGTTTGTTTCTTATCACCCTTTCCGTAAGATTTTGAAGCTGTTGAATCTTTTCTGTGGACGCCTTGGATTTTCCAGACAAAATGGTAGCGGCTTCTGTAGTGTTCAACCGTATCCCGTTGGCCTTTGCCTCCTTCGTAATATCCGAAATCAAAACCTTTGCTTTTTTCATCCGTGAACGCAGGTCTATCATAGATGCTTGTTTAATGAGATCTGTCGTGACCATGCCACTGAATCCCGAAATATCGTCCAAGCACGAACGGAAATACTCCACTCCAAGAGGAGAAGGGTGTACCGTTTCACAAAAGAGAACTCTTGCGGCGACACCTGATTTCCCGGATTCAAACGAGATCTCGAATCTCTTCTCTGCAAAATCCAGGACCTCTTCGTCATCCAAGTGCTTGAGTTCGACATGCTTGCAACGATAACCTACCTCGCGCCCATTCATGACCGAATCCATTACCAAGGATTCGTTTCCGAACATAATGATCGAAAAGAGCGGCTCCGTATGAATCTCTCTGAGTTTTTTTAACTCTCTAAAGGTCGAATCGCTTACGTCCTGTGCCGAATCCACAAGCAGGATTACTTTCTTAGGATCTTCTTTTTTTTGCTTTTGTTTGTATTGCATTCGTAGCAAAAGCGACCTCAATTTCTCCTCCCTAAGCTCGACGTCACCCGGCATCGGAGTATCCGGAGAGAGACTTAGTATCATGCGTTTCATGAGAGCTGGAACGCGCGAACGACCTTGTCCCTTCCAACTTGTGACGGAAAGAACGAGATAATTATTTTCTTGAGCCCAATCCCCCAGGATATGACGCCTAAGAGTCGTTTTGCCGGTTCCCACTTCCCCGGTAACGAGAAGCCAGCCGTTATCCTTCGCCGTTTTTTCTATTTTTCGTATAACGCGCTTTAATTGATCTGTAAGTAAAAACATCATTCCCCTCCTTGCAGGATCTCGATATACTTGCGAAGATCGTTCAAAACAATCTTCCCGTTGGCCTCTAAGATCGATTTAAAACTCGCCACGATCGCGGGAAGCAAATCCTCTTCAATCTCCCCAGCAATCTCTTCCAAAACGCATAACGCATCACCGACCGACTCGTATACGGTTGCAAAACTCGGATCAGGAACGAAGTGTTGGATTGTTTTTCCCTTCCATTCAGGAATATCGATTTTCGGCGGAAGTGTAGATTGAAAAGCAAACGACGTCCCTTTCGCTTCCCTACGAACTTCTTTTCGAAGTTGTTCGGCTTCGGTATCGTTCCAGTCGTAATCAATGTCATTATGGAATGTTCCCATTTTCCTTCTTTGTTTTCCACGAGGATCGCAGTCATACATACGTCCAGTTCGTGGATCAAGTGCTTTGACTTTTCCTGTGACATCTCGAAAGACATGCAACTCAAGACCTTTAGGAAGATCCCTTGCGACAAAGAACTTCTCAACCTTTGCTTTTGCGCCCCATTTGATTGAGATAACACCGTAAGCGTCAACTTTGCGTTTATGAAACGCAAAGCGAGCGTTACGGATGTCGTCTGCATTTACCGAGTGAAGAGGTTTTGAGTTTGTACTTTCGCAAAACCTCATATACGCACCGGACTGAGTGTTGTGAAAAATTTGCCACTGCTTGTAATGCTCGTTCAGGGAAACGAGGTCCAGGTAGTCATCTTCCAAGCCTTTGAGCAGGGTTTCGTGAGAACGTTTGCTTCCTGAAATTCGACCCTCGACCATTCCTTTCGCAGAAGGATTTCCGGGAAGGTGGGTTGTAACCGATATTCCCAGGCGATCCAAAAAGGTTCTCATTTCGTTTGAACTCATTCCAGAGCCGCGATCACAGTAGATGTTAAGCGGAACGGATTGAAGAGGAATTGAATCCTTGGAAAGAAAGTAGTCGGTTAAGAAATCGATCCAAGTCGCGGTATCCTCTCCGCCCCCTTCGGGAGCGTAAGCGCGGCAAAACCAAGCACCGGAATACAAGTCCACCGCGAAGAACAGCCAGATCCTTCGTAGACCTTCTCGTTTAAGAAGGTCTGCTAAATGCTTGTCTTTTTCCGACAGCCCTTTTTTATACTGAAATTTATTGTCCAACCTGAGAAAGTGCTGGTCAAGCGGGGTCGCATCCACTACCAACCATTCTCCTGCAAAGTCGGCATAAAGTTGGACTGCGGTGTGAGGTTTCTTAAAGTCTCGCGCGCGCAGTCCAAGTTTCCCAAGCATGCGGTCAATAGTCGTTCGGTGCGGAAGATCTTCTGCTCTAAAAAGCCCTTCCTCAACTCCGATCCGCATCGCTGCTGAAGTCGAAGCGTATTTTGTTTTCGACTGCGTTTCCGTTGCAACCTTCAAGATCGCAATTTGACGGACCAGCGCGGCCTGTTGTTTTCGGCGTGAGGTTAAAACTACACCTCCACGCGGCTTTCGTTCGGTTGCTTCAAAGACGGACTGTCCGCGCCCCAATCGATTGAAATACTTATACACCGTCGATTCGGATTCGATCCCAAAACGACGACAAACCTCTTGAATGATCTCGCCGCGTGATGTCTTAGTCCCTTCCTCTTGCCCGAGACTCTTCCATTCCATGAAGTATCTTGCGAGTGTCGTTTGATCGACAATTGATTCGAGACGGGCTTCCATCAGGCTTTCCCCTTCTTTCCAGTTTCAGCCTGATACAAAATTCCACCCAGGGCCTCTTTCAAGGAGCCAAGGCCCGACTCAAGCACTTGGATTTTTTCGGTGATGAGTGCCCGAACTTTTACGTTTTTTGCAAATTTGGTGACATCCACGGAACTGAGATCCCGAAACTCAGAAAGAATCTTTTCCGTTGCAAGAGTAAAGAGCCCGCTGACTTGGCGTTCGGTTCCCAAAGATTCAGCAAGAGCCTTCTTGTCTGAGTGAACCACTCCGTTGAGTTGAGACCTCAACTCTTCGATCTCCTCCTTCAGCTCCAAAATCATTTGATCCTTGCGTTCAAGCAGAATATCTCCGCCTTTTTTTGCAGTTCGAGCATCTTTGATTTTTGCGCCAAGTTCGCGCTCTTTCTCGACGTATCTCGCGGCGATTTCCGCTTCAAAGATCGCGAGCTCAATCTTCTCACCGCCCCGAATCACGTAGGATTCGCCTATATGCACTCCATCGTATTCAGGATCTTTTGCAAACTGGAGAAGTTGCTTTATATTGCCGCCGAAGACCTTAAGAGCGGCCTCCGAATCGAACCTCTTTCCGATCGCAAGATATGTGATCGCCGTTGTCAGCGGGAGGATATTTTTTAATTCCACCGCAACGAACTCGCGGAAATCGTTATATCCAACGTATTTATAGAGTTCATGGTCGTGGATTTCGCGTAACGCGAAAATGCTCTTCGCAATGCTCTGCTGGATCTCGGAAACGAGAACCTTACAACGGAACGCGGCATTTTCCGGCGTCAATACAACCGGTTCGGCTGGAACGGTAATCGCGGGTTCGGGAAATTGGTCGCGTTGTAGTGTGCCATTCCCACGTTCGATTACTTGCGTGGCGATTTCGGAACGTTTATTTTGACTCATTGTATTTACCTTCTTATGCAAATTTTAATTCAGCGGGAATTTCGAAGACGCGTTGCATCTTCTTTACGATTTTGTATACGTGCTGACGAGAGATTCCAAACTCTTTGGCGATCTTTGGAGCAGGAACTTTTGACTGAAAACGTTGGAGTATCTCCGCGTCTCGACTTGTCGCGTCGTCTTGACGATTTGATGAGCTGTCGCCGTCATCTTCGTTTCCTATGCGACTGTAGCCGTGCGACACGACAGTCTTTCTGTCGCCATCTTGTAGCTTGTCGCTCGTCTTCTCATTGTCGCCAAAATCGATGTCATCTTGTGCGACTGTCTCATGCGACACTGTCTTCTTAGGCGATTCCTTGGTAGCTGTCATATAAAAATCGCCTCTATGTGAGTAAGACAAGACTGTTATTGAACTCGAATGAACCTCCGCGATTTTGTGAGACACGAGATAATTCAGGATCGGAACGCAAACGGCAAGAACCACCGCACCTAAAAGTAGATGCCAAAAGTAGAGAGATAATTCTCTCTTGGTTTGAATCTTTGCATTTTCGGCCATAATCCTTGCATTTTCTTTTTTAACTAACTCGGTCTCTAACTTGAACGCCTCGACATACGCCTCCCTTCCCCCGTTCCAGTAGGATTTGGGGTTATAGGCTGGGTATTTCAAAAGTTCTTGGACGGGATGCGATTTTTCTTCACGAGCAAATTCGTCGAGAAGTGGATCGACGAAAGACGCAAAGGAAAGCGCAATGCAAAGGATCGTTGCTCCAATTGACGCCCAACGATACCCGAAGAAGGCGAGATAGAAAACTATCCCGACAGTGATCGTCGCACTTGCAATTCCCGCGAGCATATTGCCCGACAACGTTTGATAGAATTCAAAGAGTCGGCTTCCTTCCGCTAACGAAAGCAGAACGAGGACGACCCCATGAGGTAGCCATTTTTTCATACAGTTTCTCCTGGTTTGTGATGATTTAAAAATATTCATTTATCGGAAAGTTCGGCCTTTACGTTCCCACCTAACAAGGCGACTTTGCGCGCCCGAAGTTCCTCTACGCCGATTCCAAGCCGACGAGCTCGAACGCTATCACCGAAATCCGTAATTTCGGATTGAGTATACGTCTGGCCTCTTTCTCTTCGTTCCAACCAATCGCGGGTTATTTGTTGAAATTCGAGGACAGTGATTCCCCATTCGAAAAATATAATTTGTTCGACACGTTTGGATTTTCTGCGATTATGGAGGACGCGAGAAATAAACTCCTGCGATAGATCATACTTTAAGGAAATCGCGTGCGTCGAATTTATACCACGAACAACGATCGAGGATAAGAGCGGGGAAAAAATGCGTTTGCCCGTCCCAAGAGGGTCATTATTCTCAGAAACTAATGACCCTCTTGATGATAAGATAGTGTGCTCAAGATTTACGGGTGAATTTGCCGACAACATCTTATATTTCATAATACAGAAATCGGAATTTAATTCAAGAAAATAAAATACAGAAAACGGAATTTATGCGAGAAAGATTAGCTATCCTTATTGAATCGCTTGGTTTAAATCAACGGGAGTTTTGTGAGAATACAAACATTTCGCCCAGCAGATTGAGCGAGGTCATGAATGGCCGAACACTTAACCTATCCGCAGATGCAATAATTGACATTATGCAAAAGTATAACGTAAATGCAAATTGGCTTTTAACGGGCAAGGGAAACATCTTTAATCCGATAACTCCATTGACTGGAAAATCAAAAGAGGAAAAAATTGCTGAACTTGAAGCGTTGCGCCAAGCAAGAAAAATTATTCCAACAGATGTTCAAGCGGGCATCGGAAAACGGCCCGAATCCGTTGAAATAATTCGCCTGTTATTAAAGGTTCAGGTTGAGAAATATCAACAAATCAAAACAATACTCAAATCGTTTTTATAAAAAGAGCTAAAAGTAATTGACTCCCCTCCGAAATCACTTCATCCAATGTATTTGGTCCGTGCTCGTATTTCTCAAAACAACCTACCAAGATTTCGATAATCAGCTCTTCTTTTTGTTCTAAATCCAGCATCATTCTCTCGTCCTAAGTCAACTATATTTTTGTATAGTATTTTTTGGTTTCCAACAAAGACATTCTATTTTTCAAAAAAAGATATAAAACATTCAATCCATGTGTATATAATGTCGAAGAACTATTATATACATAAACGTAGGAAATTACACCTAGCTATGCGAGTTTCAACATAAAAATGCACAGGCGTGACAAATATTTACAGGTTGAACGATTGAAATTAGTCATGCGCGAAACGGGTTTAAACGCTCGCGGGCTAGCCAGAATAACCGGGGTAGTGCCTGGAACAGTTTACAATTATATCAATCCCGATATAGATCGCCAAATCGGGTTTGATTTCGCCTATGCACTACTTAAAAAATTAGGGTACAATCCATTTTGGCTCGTTTTTGGAGAGGGAGAAAAGCGATTCCCACAAAAGTTTTTACCCAGATTGACCGAAGGCGCAGATACAAGTTACGACCATTTCGAGGTCATCGACAAAGAAAGATTTTTCCAAAAGCAAATCGAAAAAGCCGGAATTCGAGACATTATAGAAAAGCTGATAGGAATGAAGAGATCCGAAATTCGAATGTTTCGCGTTATTTTTGAGAAAATGTATCCACGAATAGACGAAACGTCCGATCAACGTATCTCTCGATCAAAACAGAAATAGGTTCTTTCTTTGACTCAACGTCCTCTCTAAATTCATTAAAAATTGCTCGCAAACTGTCTTTTATTCTTTCGTCTTTCATACAAGATGCGACGGAGATATTTAATAAATATCTAATGTTCTTACTTCGTATTAAATTTTATTGGATATAAACCGAGATTCAGACAAACAAACTTGACATACATTCAAGAATTCGGTCAAAAAATATCGGAAACTACGGCCTTTCTGTTGCCCTAAAAATATAATATTGTTTTCCGCTGATGGCGGAGGATAAACAGCTCAAACCATACAAAACGAAGCCGTATGAAACGGCTCTACTAATATATCTTTCCGGTGAAGCGGATAACGCAGAGCAACTTTCCGCCGCGCTTTTGCTCAAAGAAATCAAGGTAACCGCGAACACAATTCGATCTTGGATGAAGGTCGAAGATGAAAACGGCCACGATTGGGAACAACGAAGAGCTGTTCTTTGGGAAAAAATCCTCAAACAAAACCAAGAAGAAGTCACGCTCAAGTTAGATAAAATCCGAGACAAGTGTTCCGACATTTTAGATGGGATTTTTGAGGATTTAGAAGATACGTCGCTTCGGTTTAAAACAAAGGACGCCGCGATTTATTCTCTGAGCAACATGGTAACTCTGCTCAAAGGATTTCAAGCTACCGACAAATGGAAGAACCCGATCTTTGTAATTTCTGAATATACGAAACTTCTCGAAGCGATTCCCGCCGTACGTCGCGTTCTAAAATCCAACCACAATAAAATCCAAAAGCAACTCAACGCCGTAATAACCCAAGAGCGGGAGATCAATGAGAAAGCAGAAGACTGAACTCGAGTTTTCTCGTTCTGACGTTTTTGGAGCAATCCTCGAAGAGCAGACTAAAAAATTCGGAGAAGTTGATAAGAATTCCAGAATATACGGAAAACTGAATGGAAAGGATGATTTATTCGCTTTTGGGAAATATATTGATCCTGATTTTTCCGATCCTGCTCACATCCGAAAAATCGGGGAAGAATTGATAAAGGTTGAGACAGGGGAACAAAAACGCCTTATCATAAACGCACCGCCGAGGCACGGAAAAACACTTTTTTCAAGTAAGATATTTCCAACTTGGTTTTTAGGACGAAATCCTCGGCGAGAAGTCATTTCAACCGCTTACGGCGCAGATCTCGTCTCGGACATTACCGGTCGGATGCGGGATATTTGCGAAAGCAATGAATTTCACGACATTTTTCCTAGCCTCAAAGTAAGAGGAGACAGTCGCGCACGGGAACGATGGAAGACAACCTCCGGAGGAACCGTTCTCGGAAGCGGTACGGGCGGGGCGATCACCGGATATGGAGCTCATCTCCTCAACGTTGATGATCCTATTAAAAACTTCGAAGAGGCATTGAGCTCCACGTATCAAGAACGTGTCTGGGATTGGTATAGGACGGTCGCACGAACTAGGGTGTATACCGGTGGAGCAATCGTAATTACAATGACCCGGTGGGCCGAATTTGACCTTGTAGGAAAGGTTCTTGCTCAAGACGGTCGCGTTGAAGACGGAGGACTTTGGACAGTCCTCAGGCTCCCCGCGATCGATAAAGATGGGAATGCGCTCTGGCCGGAAAAATTCCCCATTGAAGAACTCAACGAAATTCGCAAAACGATCGGTGAGAAATTATTCCATGCCCTCTATCAACAAGAGCCGATCGACATTCAAGAAAAGTTATTTGAAAATCCGACAATTGAAGAACCTCCGCTTGGATTGACCTACTACGGATTTTTAGATCCGGCATTTACCACAGGCCCCGCCTCCGATTTCTCCGCGCTAAGTATATTAGGAATTGATAATAAGATTTTAGACAGAAGTAAGGCTGAATTGTATGTCAAGTTTGGAGAGATTTGGAAACGATCGATCGATGTAGTATACGACTTAGTTGAGAAAGCCTGTATTGCCAACAACGTTTCCGTCTTGTACGTAGAATGCAACAACGGTGGTGATGCTGTTTACGAAGCCCTTCGAAAAAGAAAGACCCTTAAAGTCGAAAAAGTTTACGCATCCGGAAATAAGAACCTTCGAATCGTAGATCAACTGCGTGGAAACTGGAATCGAATCTATTTTTCAAGATTTATAAGTCCGGAATATCTAAAACAAATCCTGAAATACAACGATCAAGCGGCACATGACGACGCGCCGGATTCGCTCGCGAGCTTAATCAAAAAAATCGCAAGCAAGGGAGGTTCTATAAAGGATCGATACAACTGGTTTGGAGGAATTAACTGATGGCTCGCAGTAAGAAAAATAAGATCGAGACTCGTTTCGACGGTTTGACCGACGAATTCACCGGAAGAGGGACGGAAATCGACAAACTCAAACAACTTAAACCTGTCTCCTATTTTTTTCCTCCCGAGGAATGTAGAGCATGGTATCGGGCAAACGGTTTTTTTGCGAATATTGTGGATGCTCCTGCGGAAGACGCAACCCGAGAATGGATCACAATTAAAACGAACAGGGACGGATCAGAAGGCGAATTAAACGTTTCTCGTCTCATTATGAACCGACTCGAAGAGCTAAAGCTTCAACAGAAACTGAAAGACTTAATACGTTTCAGCCGACTCTACCAAGAGGGTGGATTTCTTTTTTACGGTATTAACGCTCCCGTTCCTCAGACGACTCTCAACATCATGGACCAGGTTCCGAGTGATATTAATAAAATTGCATATATCAATGTATTCGGTCCGGATCGAGTTGCTCTAACCGAACGAAACCTAAGCCCACTCGCGGCTTCGTATCATATCCCTGAAGTTCGAATTGACGGCTACCTTGTTCACGACAGTCGCTATTCTTGGCTCTGTCCTTCGTATGTGGCTGAAGACGGGCGCGGAGTTTCCGTAATCGAAACCGTCATAACCGCGATCATCGCGCAGGACACGGCGTTGCATTCTATTTCCTCCATGCTATACGAAACGGGAGCCAAAGTCTTTAAATCGAAAAAAGTCGAGGAGTTGGCTGAACCCGAGGCGATGCGGAAGTTTTTACGACAACTTCGCGCCGTGCTCTCTTCTCAATCTCTCGTCGCGATAGAAGACGGCGAAGAACTCAGTCGACTAGAAAGCAATTTGAATTCTACGGGTCTTAAAGATTCTCTCGAATTTATCTTTGAAAACCTCGCCGGACTTTCCCGCATTCCGAAATCCAGATTGAACGGACAGGCACAGGGAACAATTACATCGGGTCAATTTGACTTCCGTTCTTACTACGATGACATCGCACGGGATCAGGAGAACGACCTTCGTCCGATTATCGAAAAAGCGATTAAGCTCATCGTTCGTGAGAAACAAGGTGAGATTTATCAAAAGCTTGGCGGGAACATAGAGGGGCTAGACTGGCAATTTTCGTTCAATCCTCTTTGGAAGTTGAGCGAGAAAGAAGAATCGGAAATCGATCTAACTAAAGCTCGCACAAGCGACGTCTATCTTGCGAGAGGGGTTCTTTCTCCCGAGGAAGTCAAAACCAAAACTTTTTCAAAACTGGAAACGTATCCAGCTTGGAATGGAGGGCCACGCCCCGAATTCGGTGATCCTCAAGCGATCCAAGAGCCGGAATCTAAACCTGATTCTGAAAATGCCAAGATAGAATCACAAAAACCAAAAGAGAAACAACTTACTCTGTTTTAGGAAATTGGAATGTATCCGATTCAACTTGAGCAACAGTACGCAAATTTCTTTTTAAACGATTATGACCAATTTGTAAAATCGTTCCTTTCTGTTCTCAAGGGTTCGATCGAGTCGAACTTTTCGGAAAACCTCGAAGCATTTAAAAGGAATTTAAATGAATCTGAAAGACAAAAAGAAAGGTATGAGTATCAATTTCAACTCGTAAAGTCTTGGGCGATTGACAAAACAAATTTAGCAATCGCCAAGAAGATTGAAAAGAAATTCGGGGCGACAGTGGCGACAAAAATGCTGTCAAATTTGACGCCTACTTTGTCGCAGAGTCGCCAATCCAAACAAGATGCGACAGATCCTGTCTTTCCGACAATTCGAATTACAGAGGCGACAGGCGAACAGATCAAGAGTTTGGTAAACGAATACGTCCAAACGAACCTGGGACTCAGTCGGAATATCAAAGACGAGTATTTCGCAAAAACACAAAATCAAATTTTTCAGGGAATCCGGCAAGGTTCCAGCTTTCAAACGATTGTAGATGACATCGTAAAGACCGGAGGAGGCGTAACCAGAAGTAAGGCGGAGTTTTGGGCGCGAGACCAAATGGGGCGTTTCTTCGGAACCGCGACGATGCTCCATCAAACAGGCGCGGGAATCCCTGGATATGTATGGCGATGCACACATTTCCGAACCCGAGACCAACATCTCAAGTTAGACAACACATATCATCGTTGGGACAAACGTCCTAAGATTTTGTACGGAACAAAAACTTGTGAGTGTCACCCCGGAGAGGATTGGAATTGCAGATGTTGGGCTGAACCGAGCCTTGGAGATGAGGAAGGAGTCAAGGAATGGAAAGACGAGTGGGTCGCCCAAACCCTTGATCTTACTCTCAACGAAGCAAACACTTCGATCCAAGTCGAAAATTCTTTGTCACGAGCTCAAATCGTGGAATCAATCAAGTCCGTAAATTCAGTGTTGAACATACAACCTAAAATTGAACGGCACAAATTCAAATTTCTTCCGATCGAAAATTCTCATCCTGAGTTTGCTCGTGCATCCGGTTTTTACGAGCCTTCCACCGGTGCGATCTATATCAAACCGGGAATTGATAACGCACAAACTCAAATCATTCATGAGATTTTTCATAAATTGGATTCAGAGATTCTTTTCCGCGCAGGATACAAAGGACATCAAACAGCCGACGCGGCTGAGCTCATGCAGGCGATTCGAAATACGAATTCGTATCGAAATCTCGCACTTGCAAAACCGTTGAATCCGAGTGGACTTAGGGATTGGAGTGAGCTTTCTCGGGAATCGGAATGGATCGCTCGCATTTTTGAACAGCTCATTGCAAATGAAACCAGCAATACCAAACTCAAAAAACAAATACAAGCTCGTGCGGATCGTTTTTTAAAAGTTCGCGGATATGGAATCTATTTGAGTCAAAAAGAACTTGAAATTGTTCTACCACTCATGCGAAACTTTTTAGAGAAGACAGGGCTTTTACGTTGAACCTTCTATTAAAATCAAAATTCACAGGATCGGAGCTCGCCGAGATCAAAATAAAAATCGAAGGCGAACTGGAAGACTTCCCTGATGAAAATACTTTTGTTCAATATTGTAAACAGTCCTTTGGCTGGTCTCGGAAAGAGTCCCTCGCCGCCATGCAAGACTTTCTCGACGTGAAAGTCAAGGCCCGCTACAAACTCCTCTAAATATCGGAAATTACGACCTTTCGAATTCAAACGTTGCATGTAAAATTTTTACATGCAGAGGGTCATAACGTTTGATCGCGGAGAATTGGAAGTTATCGAAACTGACGAGGGGTTTCTGCGCGCCTACGTCACAATCGCACGCGTTGGCGTATTTCCATACCTCAGAAACGGAAAGGTCTACAAAGAAGCAAAACTCCCCGAAGAGTTGTTTCGACCGGAAACGATCAACTCAATTAAAATCAAACCTGTAACCGACGGCCATCCGCCTGTATCCGATAACCGGGGTTTAGTCGTGCCCGAAAACTATACGAAGTATATTCGCGGTGCGTTAGGCGATACTGTAGAGATCATTGACAACAAAAAGATCCGAACCATCGAGATTGTATATGACGCCAATCTGATCGGAGACTTAAAAGCAGGAGAGAAGCGAGAAGTCTCTATCGGATTCGAATGCTACCGCGATGAAACGCCGGGTGTTTTCGAAGGCGAGCAATACGATGTTGCTCAAAGAGAAATCGCAGTCAATCACGTAGCCCAGGTTCCCGCAGGCCGTGCAGGTGAAGAGGTTACGATCCACTTAGATAACTCGGATGAAATTGGAATTATGATCGACGAGGAGACGATGAATAAACTCAAAAAAACTACAATACAAGACGAAGATCCGACAACAACAGCCCCCACACCGACGGAAGAGCAAATCTCAAACGGGATTTTCAAACTCTTTCAAAAACTTTTTTCCAAATTTTCGGGTGATCCAGAAAGCGCAGAACCATCTGCGGACGACAAGAAAACGACTGAACTTCAATCCCAAATCGACGCGCTCAAAAAAGAGAACGAAGAATTGAAGAAGAAAGGAGCGACTAACGTGCAAAAGACCGAAACTCCTGCACAAGAACAAGACGCCGCTATCAAGGAGCAAATTCACAAAGCGGCGACCGAAAGGCTGAAACTGATCGATACCGGTAAGGCAATCATTCCTGAGTTTAAAGCCGACGGACTCAGCGATCGTGAGATTCGTCTGAAGGTAATCGAAACGATCCTTCCGGGGAAAAAAATCGAGAAGGACGCGAAAGATGAAATCGTGGAAGCGATTTACGACGCCGCTGTAGAAGTAGCGAAAGACAAATTCTTCGTAAACAAGCCGGATCGAACATCAGTTCGAATCGATGAGGCCGACATCGAAAAACTAAAAGAAGCTCGGTTTGATATGCGGGAGAAGAAAAAATGAAACCTGCACCTCTGTATTCCAAGAATCCAGTCGGACTTGGTAAGCAACCTTACCATTACCCGAATCAATTTGTAGAAGGAAGTAATCTCGCCGCCGGAGAAACGATTCCTTTCGGACGCGCTGTTGGGCAAGGGAGTGTCGTCGACGGAATTACGATTCTCAAACTTGCAAACTCAACACTCGCAAAACCTTTTCGCGGTGTATCCGCAGAATCTACGGATGCAAGGGACCCGGATAACCAATCCTATATAGCCGGCGACGCAATGGGTATCGTGAAAACGGGGGTTGTGACTGTATATACCGAGGAAGTCGTAAATTCCTTAGATCCAGTAAGGATTCGAATCCAAAATCACGCAACGGACCCGGCGAAACGCTGCGGAAATTTTTGTAAGACTGCGATTCCAGGCCAAACCGCACTTCTGGAAGGTGCGGAATTCAAATCAGAAAGCACAACAGACGGGAAAGTTGTTTTGTTTCTTTCCGACTTCGTCCGAGTCACACCCGACGCCTAAAACCCAAATCAGCATTTAACTCAGGAGATCCAAAATGCCTATTCCTCAAAAATCAGTTGGTCAAGACTCTTTTCTAACGAAGAACGATCAACTTTACATTCTGAGCGTTTTGCTCACGCCGGCGGAAGAAGAACTCAAACTCCGAAAAATCGCAAGAGTCAATCCGACCTTCCCGTCGTATGCGAGAGAAATCGGTTACGACACCTATAATCGACAAGGGAAAGCAAACGTAGTTGCGGCCGGGTCAAGACCAAAGGATATTTCGTTTGTTGACGAGTCAATCGACAGAACGACGCAACCAGCTGTTGACATTAAGACTGCGATTCGATACAGCGCGGACGATCTGGAGGCCATGCAGGCAAAAAGAGCAATCGGAAAAGGTGCTGCATTTTCGTTAGATCAGACACGGATCGAATCAGCTCGAAGGCTTGTAGCAGAAAGAGAAGATTATATTGGTTTTAATGGCGAGGAGGCTCTTAAAGTTCCTGGAATTTTTGCGAGTGCCGGCTACAAAGAACCGACTCCCAATTTTGCAAACTTAACGACCGCTAAAGCGATGTTAGAAGAGCTTCACAAGGGAAAAACCTTTGTAGAAAAGAGCGGTCATTTCAAAGGGAGAACGCTTTGTCTCACTCCCGAAGACCAGCTTCGTCTTTTGAAACCTTTGAACGATTATGCGACAGTGACGCTCCTCGAATGGTTCAAACAGAACGGTTTGTTTTTTGATAACATCATCACAACAAACGCACTCAAAGCGGAAAACAATATTCTGGGGCACGATCTGTTTATGGTTTTGGATTCTGATCCAAGGGTCCTGGAACTTGCAGTGCTAAAAGATATTACTCTCGGCACTCCTGAAACAGACTGGCTCGGTGAAACCAAGATGCTCGTAGACGAACGATTCGGCGGAGCTCTCGTTTACTATCCGGAAGGCATCTATGTTGGTAAGCAGGAGAAAGTCAGTCCGTCGGTCCGTAATACAATTTCGGAAAGCGATCCTATGCTGGATGAATTTTTACGAGCAATGAAATCTACTCCCGCCAGAGGGGGCGAGACCAAGCAAGAGGCATTTGCACGAATAGCCCAAGAGGTCCGTTCTACAAAGGCCCAAGCGAAGCCGACAAGCGCCAAGAATAAGACGGCGGCTGACAAAACGGAAGAATCGACTCCTTCCGAGAACGCAGAAAAGGACGCTCCACAAAGTGGAACTGACTCTAAGTAGTTTCAAGGAGTATCTTCCTGCGAATCACGGTTTTAGTGATCCGTATCTCAATCGGATACTTTCCGACGCAAGTCGGGAGGTATCCGAACTTGACAAGGTTCCGATCTCTCATCCTCAATTCGACTTTCTGCAACGCCTAAAATCCCTTGCAGCGATTCAATCCGAATCATCCACATCAAGAAGAGGTTTAAACTCTGCGGATACTACTCCGCCGGATAGCCCGACCTCCTTTTCTCTTTCGGGTGCGTTCTCCGTTGGATTCGGCGGACAAAAAAGCGAATCGGAAAGAATCTTCGGAAGCGGGGGCGAAAATGCAATGACCGAAGCGAACTCGTATGAAGTTCAATACAAAAAAGCACTTATCAAAATCAGAGAAATGGGCGGACGGGTGATCGCGTGATTATAAACGCTTCGACTATTCCGATTCTCAAAAGTTTGGAAGTCCTGGTTCCAGTTTTCCAAGTTAGCGGCAAGTATGTAGGCGGGGAGTATCAAAAGAATACAGAACCAGATGAAAAGCGCCTCATCGTTCTTCCGATCTCAGGGGAAGAAATTAAAAATGGTGAACCCGGTTTTTACACTTACGAAGACAAACTCGTAATCGAACTCGGCTCAAGAACGTTAAACGAAAAGGATCGGTTTCGATTCGAAAAAAAAACTTTCGAGATCGTCAAACACGCAGATTATATTTCGATCGCAAACGTTGCAAAATATACAGCCAAGAAAGTTCATGAGTCTCAAAATTCAGGATGAAAATAACATTCCGTTTCTTCTTTCATCCTTGGAAGAACTCGAAGGCATTTCCGCTCGCGTCGGTGTAGCTGCTGAACCTAACTCAGAGCTCGCGATTTATGCAGGTGCTCAAGAATTCGGTGCCGTCATAACGTCAAAGAAAGCAATCGCAAAACTCTATTATATGCTTGTAGAAGAAGGGCTAATCGACAAGGAAGAGCTTCCCATTTATATTTGGATGAAAGCTAAAACTGAAATTATTATCCCAGAAAGATCTTTTCTACGGTCCATATTCGAAAGTAAAGAGGCGATCGACAAAGCGATGAAGCTTTTTCTCTTTGCGATGGACCGAGCACTTGCCGGTCAAGGTAAGATGATTTCAGCTTTGGAAGCGGCGGCGGATTCTTTTGTTGCGAGTATCAAAAGCACAATTGCGAGCGGAGTGAATCCGGCGAATCATCCACTCACGACGGCAAGAAAAGGACATTCAAAAACTCTAATGGGCAAAGAGCCTAGATTGCAAAAATCAATTACGAGAGAAATTATCAAGGGTGGGTAGAAGCGTCTTGTTTTTTCAGTCTTTTTATGATTTGAACGCAAGCCGTAGCGACCTTCCCCGCCTCGATCCGAGTCAACTGATCCGGACTCTTGTCAGCTACCTTTTTAGAAAGCCCTTCGAATGTATATTCCATACCGAGTCTTTGAATCGTTTCGATCAGATTCGAGATTTGCTTCTCTTGGAATTGACTCATCTTTGCTACGTACGCGGAAGGTTCACCTTTGCTAACCTTTCTTCTTTCTCCTTGGATTCGATCGATCACTTGACGAGCTTCCTGAATCGAAAGATCCCCAAGGTGTTCTTTTTTAGAAATCTCGAATATGATATTGTGGAGAAGGTCCGAGCTGATTCCTTTTTCACGAGTCATTGCCCAAATCTTCTTTCTTTGCGCGGGTGTAAGTTTAGGCGTCATAGTGATGCTCCTCGATCGAGGTCATTAGATTTAAAATCGCCGAACCTTCGTACATGAACTTTCGTTTATTAACTTGTTTCGCGAGCAACCGTCCTTCCAGCCGATAGTTTGCAACAGTTCGAGGTTCAACTTGTAAAAGTTCCGCTACTTCTTCCGGTTCATAGAGCATTTTAGGATTGATCCCATTGTCCAGCCTGGGCCTAAGTTTCTGCATTTTTTACCTCTGATATTATTCCTATTTCTGTATTTTTGTTATTGACAATAATTCCGTTTTCTGTATTTTACTTATACATTAACAAACGTCAAGGAAAAACCAAAAACCCGTATGAACCAGCCAGAAACATTAGAAATAAAAGATATTCTCAAATTGATCCAACTCGAAGATCCAACCCTCTATGTTGAGGATTTTGGAGGCGAAGCATATGAATACAATTACCTACTGTCTCAGTTACAAGATATGTGCGGCAACGCCCATACATCCGAGGACGATTATCACTTAGCGATGCAATTGATTACAATAGCAGCGCTTTCGGTTGGCTGGTTGCTTGAACTGAATCCAGACGCAGTTAAAAAACTTTCTCAGGATCGCTATTTTGATCAATCGCCGTTTCGCAAACAAAAGAGATCGCATGGCGGACAACGCGCGCTGAAAAAAAACGCAAAGAAAGAAGGAAAACATGAGTAATTCTCTCTTCTCGGAATTGCCAAACCGTTGTAACTGCGGAAGCCCCGCAGAGTTAAAAGATTTCCTTGGAAAAACTACTAAAACTTGGCGTTGTCGCGTTCAGTGCACCGAATGCGAAAGAGCTACACTGAGCTACAAAACATCGTCGGAAGCAGTAACCGCTTGGAATCGCGCGGACATGGAGGAATAGGACATGAAATTTTTAGAAATTTTAAAAAGCAAATTACTGAAACTTTTTAGAACTTTTTGGGTTCATTTTTCTCTGAACTTAGGAATCGTTAGATTTAAATTTCAAATCGATTCTCCATTCAAAGAGGACGAAATCTGTTTCGTTTTCTTTGGGATAGGCAGTGACGGACATTTTTCTTGGATTGGATTCCAAATCCTTTTCATTCAAACAAATTTATACCTTTGCACAGATAGAAATTTCTGGAAATACAGAAGCGTCCGAATAAACAATTTCGTTTATCCTCAGTTTAAAAAGTCCAGTAGCAAATCCTTGAGTTCTCCTTTAGAACCCGTAACGTGTTTAGGAGCAGGTAGAGACGAAACCATACGCACTGTATCAAATTCGGATAGAAAGAAGACTAAACGGGGTTCGGAATAATGGGGATCTCTTTCAAAAATCGCTCCCATGTATCCGGTCTCTGGGGGTTCATCCAGAAAATTAACGTCCTTCAGATAGCCATTGCGACGTTCCAGATCAGGAAGCTCCCAGATGAATTCAATTCGGATTTCGTTGTCGTAAAGGCGATAAAGCTCAAGGTTCAATTTAAAGTCATACGAACTTGGACTGGCAATAAAATCCAAGGGCTCAGGAGAGGAATTTTGTTCGTCCATAACAAACGCTCCTCTATCCATCCATTTCTCACGAAGTTCCGCTCTTTGTTTCTTCAGAGTCTCATACCAGTCTTGCATATCGAAAAAGTAATAACCGGATTTTATATAGCAAGTCCAAAACTTTCACTTTTAGGGGTCCCGCGATGAAATCGGAGTTCTCGGAGATTCTCAACCAAACGATTCAAAACCAAGAAGTCTTCTTTCAGAAGGACTCCGACGGTGACGAGTTCTATATGAATCGCGGCGATGCGACACGTCAGGCAAAAAGGTTACGACAAGTGATTGATCGTTATTACAAGCCGCAACGGCATTCAATTAGCAGCCCTCTTTCTGGGGTCCTGCATATATGACACCGATTCAAATTATACTCTTACTTATCGCGGGAGTTGTTTGGACTGTCGCATTTTTAATTTCAAGGAAAGAATCATGAGCATCGAACAACTCGTCGTAAGACTGATCTGTTGGAGTGTCGCCGTGATTGTAGTTTATAGGATGTGGAGATGAAACAAAAAGCTAAGAAAACGACTGCGAATAAAAAACCGCAGATTAAAGCGATAACGCTTTTCACAAAGCAAGCAGAGAATGAGCTACGCAAGCGGCTTAGAAAGAAGACCGGAGGAACGCTATCTTTCTGCAAGCAGAATGGATTCACGATTTCTGAATTCAATCGTGCGCTTGACATGATCCCTACTCGAAAATCGTCACTTGTCATCATTGCTCTCGAAGCCGAGGGGATCAAAATTCCAGAAACCAAAAGAAAAAAACTTCTTATCGGTAAAGAACGCGCAACGCGTTTAAAACTCAATCGGGAGATCATAGATGAGCACAACCCAAAACCAGCCGCCTAAGACTTTAGAAGATCTTAACTCGAAGATGCAAAGACTCGTTGAAATCGAGTCTGATCTAAAACGTATTGAGGGTGAAAAGAACTCCGAAGTTGAGAGCGTCCGTTCTCGGTTTGTAGACACAGAGCGGGACCTTGTCTTCGAAAAAGAAGAACTGGATAAACAGGTTCGTGACTTCGTGATGCAAAACAAAGATACGCTTTTCGCACATCGCAAAACCGTTGAACTTCCTTTTGCAACTATAAAGAAAATTGATTCTCAGGAAATCGAAATTACGGACGAGAAATCCAAAGAACTTCCACCGTATTCAGTGGACCTCATCGAGAAATTTTATCCGGAAAGAGCAAATAACGCGATCCAAATCAAAAAGACAGTTAAGAAGACCGCTCTTAAAAGTTGGACCGATGCAGAACTCGCAAAAGTCGGAGCTACACGATTTTTTAACACAAACATAAATTACAAACTCAGATTGGAATTACCGGAAACCGACGTTGCTCGGGATCTGGAATGAAGGACAAAGGATTAGCGATAATGAAAACCTTTTTAAAGCGTCCTGATCGTGAAAGATCCACAGGCGAACTTTCTCGTATGCTGTCGATTCCAACTCGGACCGTTTCCTTTCACCTCAGCAAAATGTCTAATGCCGATTTTTTGATTCCTTCGGGAATTGGCAAAGGGCGCACCTATAAACTCAAGATCAAAGACAAAAAGGAAAGCAAATGATTCCGCAGTGGATAATCGACCTTCTATTAAAAATCAACGAACTCGCCGCAGACGATTCGAACTACAGCGAAGAGGTAAACGAAATTTATCAAATCTCTCAAGAGGCTCTTGAGAAGTTAGGAGTCGCTGAATGAAACGGCTAATTTTCAAACTCGACATTCAAGACGAAGAACTCGATAACTTTGCGGCGCGTGTTCACGCCGCTTACGGTTCGGCTACTATCGCAAATATGGAAAGGTTCCTACGACAGGCCACCAAGACTGATTCGGTGAAGATCCTGAAAAACGATTCAAAATCCGACTCATCGAGTTCTTGAAAACCTCAAGGATTGAATGAGTCAGATTAGACGACTGACAGCGATAAGGAGTCTTCTTCCCTTCTTCTCCGATTCGCAAAAGGCTGGCTTCGGTCTTTAAGGGGTATCCGGGGGCTCATAACCCGACCGGATACCTTGAGCATTTTGGATTTTTAGAATATGGATGCTTTTGAACCGATCGAGATTGCGGAAGAAAAATGGATAAAGCACTGCGAAGATTCTCTCAATCGAGGAAAAACACCTCCACGATGGGAAGTCATTCCGGGATGGATCAAGACCGATCGAATGCGAAAGTATTATGTAGAACTCAAAAAAAGGATAATGAAATGAATCTTCCAATTAGCACAGTAAAACGATACGAACGGGTAACGGTCTTACTTCATTCGATTCGTTTCGCCCTTTTTCACTGGGACTTGTCGGAAGAGGATCGCTCTACATTAGAAAATTATAAACATACTCTTGAGCCCGAGAGAGTCGCTCTTCGCAAAGCAATGGAAACCGATCCTGATTTCTTTTCAGGTTTTTCTAATCTTCTCAATAGGAGGGCCGGACTTGACTCTTAATCATTCGGAGCGTATGTCGTGAGCGAATTTGAAATCATAGAATTAATCCTTCTTTATACATTCATTGGAACTTTATTGAGTTGGGTAATCATTGGATTGGTTGCTTTTATAATCTGGTTTTTTGTTTTCAAGATTCTAAACGATGATACTCCGAAGTTTCAAGATGTCGATCGTAAATACTTTGGAGGTTATCAACCAAATCACGGACGCGCGGAAGATAGGAATCCTCCTAAAGAAAAAGCAGGTGGAGGCGGAATATGAAAGTCTCTATGCCCGTTGAGTTCGAATACAATGAACCTAAAATTCCAGTGGACGTTATCGATAATACAACTCTTTTGATTTCGTTTGTCCTTCAGGCGCGTTCTGCTTTCGTCTCTGCTCTATACGCTTGGTATGATAAAAATTTTCCATTAAACGACGGTGACTTAAGGGAATCTTTTCAAAAAGGAGTTTTAGATATTCTCAAAAACCCTGAATTTTTTGAGAAAGAAGTTTCGGAGGCGGCAATATTATATAAGGCCGAGGAACTTCGTAGCGAGGACTTCTTGGATAATTTTTAACTACGATCCCAAGCGCATAGAAGAAGGAATTCAGAAATCCACTGATCGAGGTTTCGAGTGAAATCATTTTTAGAAAACATAAGGAAAACTTAATGAAACTCAGAACGCTTATATTTCTTTTTTGGATGATAATTTTTCTTCAATGTGACGGCAAAATTCAACCTTATGCGGAGAACATCTGCGTCAAATCACATACAATTCTTGTTCAGCAAATTATCCTTGTAAATAACTCACCAGTTTTCAATCAGATTCCCGTAGTAATTTGTGATCTTCATGAATGGAGAATTGTCGAAAACGATACCGTTTATAAAATCAAGGAACTGGAAGAAATAGGTCCGTTAGAATGAAAGTTCTTTCAATAAGACAACCTTGGGCGTGGCTTATTATCCGTCCTGATATTATAGAGCCCGAAGCCCGCATAGTTGCTTTTAGCAAAGGTGAAATAAAGGACGTTGAAAACCGAAATCGTAAAACCAATTTTCGAGGACGATTCGCGATACATGCAAGTCTCAAATTTGATTATGAAGGATTAAAATTCATTCAACAAAACTTCGGTTTATGCAAGGGAATGAAAATTGAAGATTTCGATCGGGGATGTATTATCGGACATGCGATTCTTTCAAATTGTGTAACCGAATCTAAATCAAAATACTTCTTCGGTAAATATGGTTACGTCATCCTTGATTCAAAACCTCTTCTTCCTATTCCATATAAAGGACGGTTAGGGTTCTTTAATGTAGATTTGAATCAGGTTATTTAAAGAAGCGGATCTATGAAAGAATGGCGAGATGGACTCATAACAAAAACGAAGACTCCGAAATTCTGCCCTAAATGTGAAATGCGCCTGATTTTAGTAGGTAGAGTAAACGTTCCGAAATTAGGAACGCAACCATTAGAATATGGATGTCATCTTAAATGCGAATCTTGTAGATTTGAAGGTGCATGGATAAACGAAAATTTCAATCAAGAAATCGCTGACTCTTTTGGAATAGAAGGCGCAAGAGAGTTTGTAGGAAAATATGGATGGTTCGGAGAAAAGGAGAAACTCTTCTTATTACAAGAATCAGATACGCAACTCGAACTTTTTGACTTTAATGAGGATACGATATGAGCTCTCGTCCCGCCGGTAGCACTATAATTTTAGGCGACATACCAGATCAATGCCCGATCGGCGACTCAATGATTCTCGCACGCTCAAAAACAAAATACTATGGCGCATATCCTTCCGGTCTCTTGGAAAGAATCCGGCCTCTTTTAGTTGGCGGAGACCCAGAGGCTACAATTCTTCATATCCCAGGCGGAAAAGCGGGTGAATATAACGGTGTTAAAGGTGGGATCACTCTAACAGGTTTCGGAATAAATGATCTTACTGTCGATCTTGATCCTGAGTGTGACCCAGACATTCTTTGTGACGTACGTAAAATATGCGACAGGGTTGTCGCCAAAGGCGACAAGATTTATTTTTCCCCGCTTATTGAACGATCCTTATTTGACAATGGCGACAGCAGGCAGGCGACACCATTGGTATTCCCGCGTCCAAAAGCGGCGATCATCGATCGTCCCTATTCCGAAAGTCACTCTGAGAATTACGTACCGGGAAAATCCTTTCTTCCAAACCTCAATAAACTGATTCGTGATACTTTTGAAATTTTAGTCCCTTGGGGATTGGTTGGCGTCTTAGATTACAAGTGGCCTTCTCCTGGGAAGGAACAGTTCAAATGTATCGGGTTACATCCGGTTCTCACAGGCGAGAACAACGATATTCGGTTATTTTCAATTTGGAAAAGAAGGGAAATTCAATAAAATGGAATTATTAAAAATCACTTTCGCTCGATTCATCTTTTCATATATTACAATCTGTGCGAATTACAAATATTCGCTTGGTTTGAATCCGAATTTTCTCCTCGTCTTTGTGATTTGTCTATTTGGTGAAATTGCCTTTATGTTCGTTGTAATGCTATTTACGAATGCTACCAACAAAAAAAGCGAAGAACTTTATGAGTTTAAATGTGTGGCCTGTGGTCGTTCGAATCAAGTTAAATTGGCCGACGTCAAAGAATATCCACACACTTACCCCGGCTCCATAGTCGTAAGATCCATTTGTAAGCATTGCGGTTTTACTGACGAAATGTATTTGAAGGAGTGATTTTATGGGTTTTTGCATTGGCCTCGTCAATTTAAACGACACTAAAACTGATATTGAAACGCACGAGCTATCAGGTGATTTTGTATCGTTGGATTTATTTGAAATCATCTGCGAACTCCCTCATCAAGAGATTAAAATCGATGATGGCCTTTGGATAATACGTCCGTTAGAAACATCCTTTTCTCAAATAAAAGAAAAAGTGAAGCAAATAGATTCAAACGTAGAGAGTTGGTTAAAATTCGTTTCAATTATCGAGAATGATCCAGTCGTTTGGATGGATTATGGTTGAGTCTTTTATCAGCAAGAATCTTGCTCGTATTCCTGAAAAACGAATCAAAAAACTAAATTTTCCGAAATTCACTTCGCGAATAATTGCACAAATAGAATTACAGTATTGCACATAGACAGTAAGAAAAAATTTTTCTAAAAGTATGAGTTCCTACTATTTTAGAATTTGTTCATAAAATCGTGATTTGCAGTAGTTCCTACATCATTTTACAGATAAACCTAAGTTTTGTGGTAGTTCCCACGCTTGAAGACTATAGATTCAATTGTTATAAACTTCTATTTTATAAAATGTGTGAGTTCCCACATTTTATGAAACTCAGCGTTTCGCTTCTATGGGCCTTGACAGGTTTTGGGACAAGTTCTTAGTATAAAACTATTTCCTCTTCCACAAAAGAAAAGTGAAATAAAGATTAAGAGAAGAAACCAACGTAAAGATCAAAATCAAACCCAGAAAGAGAATTTCTTTTTTAGAAAAGGATTCTTGTTCTTTGTTGTAGGAATGAGTATCTTTGAGACTAACAATTGTAGAATGGAGCTCCGACTTTAGATCATCGATGGAACGAAATAATTCCGAATCTAAAAGGATGACGGTTTGTGAGCCGTTGGATCTACGATTTTGAGAAGAGTTAGATGGAACATTTTTTTTAGAAGAAATATTTCCCAGTAATTCGATTTCTTTTTTTAAGTCCTGATCAAAGGGCCATTTTTGACGTGCTTTTTGTAAAAGTTCGATTGCTTTATCAAGGTTTCCTTTTTTAGCTTCTTCCCTACCTAAACCAACCCAAGCAGAAGTAAGAATATATTCAGCGGTTACATCAGAAGGATTGTTAGTAAGTAAAGAAATGGCTAACTTTTCCGCTTCTATGTATCTTTTTTCTTCGATAAACATTTTAGCATTTTCGTGACCTCCCGACATTTCGTCTGGAAAAGAATCTTTAGTCAAAAGGATCAACATTAGAAGAATAGAATATATAAAGATTTGAAAAATGGATTTCATATAGTTTTTTACCTGTCGATACGAATTACTTTGTGAGCATAACGAGCCCGAGGCATTTTAAGAGAATCTAAAGACCAATTACTGGCAATTGGGTTTTGAAGACCGATAGAATAAACAGAATCGGTAGGAATGTTCAGTGCAGAAGCACCACCAAAAACGAATAACTTTCTAGTTTCGTAAGAAGCTTCTACCCCTGGAAAATAAACGGCAACGGGTAAAATAGGACCAATCGCAAAAGCAACCGTACCATTTTGATAGAAGTCGGTACGATTGGATGTAGTAATGGATGTAATCGGTTGGAGTGTGCTTGTTCCCGTAGATCCTCCGATAACCGCGATCCATTCTGGATCAGTAGGATAGGGATCGGAGTTTAAAGGTTTTACACAAGTAGAACCGGCTCCATGTCTTGCGATTGTGATAGAAGGTTCACCGGCGGCGGAAGTGGAATTGATCGAAGGAGAAAAAGAATCCGAAGTTGCCTGAGGTGTTCCGTCATTCGTAAATCTTCCACCTGTAAAAAAGATATTACCGTTTAATCCACAACCGGACATGTCTACTCGTGAAAAGATAGCGGTTAAAGAAAGATAATTTTGCCAAAAGCCATTTTGTCCGATTCCAGGAGCCAAACGAGAAACCGTATTTAAAATAGTACCTGTAGTCATATCGTTTGTGGTCGTGCCGGAAATGATAAATATTTCTTCTCCCACAGAAGCAATGACTCCTCCTTGATTGGCTACCGGCATATCTGAAAGTGTAGTCCACTGATCTAAATACGGATCATACGCTTCGGTTTTTTTAGAAGCTACGTAATTGATTCCTTGCTTTTCCATTCCACCGATGACATAGATTTTATTTTTGTGAGAGACTATGTTTGCAAAAACTCTAGGGGTAGGAATTGAAGTTGCGGAAGGATACCAAGTAGAAGTAACCGGATCAAAAAAATCAATTTCTCTGACTGGGGATGCATCCGCACCCATCCCACCTATAACCCAAAGACCACGGGTTCTATTGGGAAAATCACTGATCCAGGTTTTAAAAGTAAGTGGAATACTTTGTAGTTTATCCGTGGTATTAGAACAAAAAACAAAGGCTAAATAGTCCGTATTGGATTCTAAATTGGGAAGTGTCATGGAATGAATTTTAGAATTTTCTAAACTAGTCACAACCGATTCCAAACCTGACTTTCCATACAAAATGGAACCGGGAAGAGAATGAGAACATTCCCAAGTGATTGTTGCCGAACGGGAACCAATTTGGGAAACAAAAGCCAAGGTTACTTTTTCATTTTGCGCGTTTTGGATATTAGACAAAGGAGAATTGAGACAGTTGGAAAGTGGAAAGATTGATAAATAGAGTATTAGAAAAAATATATTTCTTCTTTTTAAAATCGAATCAGACTCTATTTTTAATCGAAACCAGTTTTGTTTTTTAAGGATGATTTTTATTCTAATGAAATTTTCATAAGATTTCCATATTCTAAATATTTGAAACAGACTCGTTTTGTTTTTTTTAATTTTAGAAAGGATTTGATTCAAAACTCGTTTGTTAAAAACTTTATAATGCAAGAACTCTTCCTGAGATTCTGTAAAATAAGTCTGTTGTGAATCACACAGAGAGACCGTTTTTGCGGGGACTAACACATTTTGCGAGAAATTCAAAATAATTTTTCTTAAAAAGAAGCCTACAAATTTTGAGACAACCTTGAAATGTATGAGTTCCCACATTCTAAATATTTGAAATTTGTTCATAACAAAATCCCCCAAGAGATACGAATCCCGGATCTACAAAAAGAATCTCCAGATTCTAATGTACACTGAGAACGAATTCCAAGACGCAAACGAGAGCCGTTGTTAAATTCCCAGGCCCAACCCAATTCACCTAAAAGTTCCGGATCGGTTCCGTTCAAAAAACGAGAATCGTTTTTCCATTGAACGGAAGTTACTCCCCCTCCAAACAAAAAGTAAGGAGCGGAAGCCCCCAATTGTTTTCCTACATATAAAGATTGATTCCAAAAAGAAATAGAGCCTTGTGCACCTGGAGCCACTGAGTATTCAGAAAGAAAACCGAAAAACCATAAAGGATGATTGATAAAACCTTTTTCGATAAAAAGACCAGCACCACCTACACCTGGATTCGTTTTGTGAGAAGGTCCGGTTGTAGTTTGAAATAAAAGACTTCCACCTACATAGAGTAGATTTTCACCGGATCTACCCGAAAGATATTTGTCAGGTAGGTTTGGACTTTCTTTTTCTAAAGAGTTTTCGTTTAAATTTTGAATTTTAGATTTTTCTATTTCTACAAATCCTAATTCGGTTCGAAAAACTAATTTGTCTTTTTTAGTTTCTACAATAATTCCACGAACTTGACTACCATCCGTTAAACGGAATTCGGAATAATTGTAAGAAGACTCTGGCCCTTTTTTAGAATAATCAATTCTTTGAATCTCCGATTTTGGAATTCTAAACTGTCTACCTTTCCACCGGACGTTCACTACGTCCGCACTTTCATTTACTTCTTCGATTAAAAAAGCTTCTCCTGATTTAAGAAGAAGTTCGGAAGCAAATAAACCAGATTTAAAGGTCCCAATACATGCAAAAAATAGAATATAACGTATTAGTTTTTTTGTCATATTATAATCTCTTGAAAAATTATGATCCAGAAGTTTGAAGTATGTTAATCTTGTAAATAGATAAATATTTTTTGCAAATTTGAAGAAAATGAAAAGTTTTTCATATTATCGCGACCTAGCATAATTTAACAGGTAGGTTATAACATAATAACTTTATATTTCCTAGAAAAGTGAAAAAAGTCTTCCTAGAAACCGCTAGTTACTATATTTGTGGCCTGGTATCACAAATTAAAGAATTTGTTAGGCGAAAAACAACTAACAAAGAATTACGATTTGTGAATAAAAGAACCGGGAAATCTTTATATGAAACGTTATGTCGGATTTTTTTTCTTAAGTATATCGCTCTTATTTTTATTCAATTTTAGTTTGTTATCAGGAATTCAGAATGTATTTAGTTCTGTAGCTTCCGCAATTGCAGGAGGGATTCCCCAAAAACTTCCTACTTTACAAGCGGGTCTGGATGGATCTGCCAATACACAAATCGAAATAGAACTACCACCCGGCAAAGTAGTTCCTAGTCTATCTCTTAGTTACAATTCAAATGTAGGAAATACGATTGTAGGAATGGGTTGGAGTCTAAACGGACTTCCTACCGTTTCCAGAAACCCTTCTTTGGGAATTAATTACAACGGAAGTGATTCGTATGTATCTAGTTTGGCGGGTGAGCTGATTGACGTATCCGGAAATAAAACGATCTATCATTCTAAAAAGGAATCGTATATAAAATTTGAACCACAGGGAACTTGCGGAGACGGTCCTTGTACTTGGATGGCAACTGAGAAAGACGGTAGAAGATTTATTTTTGGTGGAAGTATAGATTCAAGGATTCCGGCTTTAGGAAGAACCGCCGGTTCTATTCGGGAGTGGGCACTCTCTAGAGAAGAAGATTCACACGGAAACGGATACGACGTTAATTACACTCCGGTTGATGTAAATAGCGGAGACTATTATCCAAATACGATTACGTATAACGACAGAACGATCCGGTTTAATTTCGAAAATAGAAACGACAAAATTCCAAATTACTCACTTGGAACGATGGAAAGAATTCAAAAAAGACTCGATACAATCGAAATTAGAGTAGGTGGAAACGTACTCAGAACCTACGATTTAGATTACAGTTATGGTCCTGTAACGGGTAGAAGTATATTCAGAAAGTTGAAACAAGATGGAAATAATACTTTTGGAAGTGAAAACTTTGCGGATTTAGATTTTAACTATACCAATCATTCAGGGAGTTTTTCGCCCGGACATCTTGACTATCAAAACTTGTCGAGTGTCTCTAATATGAATGTATTCATACCAAATATAGCGGTGGATGCGATGAATTTTATTTTAAACGGAAATCTACCGTATCACCCATCCGCCTTAGATTCTAATATAGACGCATCCTTACAGTATGTAGTTAAGGTTCCGGTTCCGGACAGAAACGCTTGTAATATAGGGTTTGCGTCTTGTTTGTGCGCGGCCATACCTGTTTGTTGGGGAGGCAATCAACATTTCTTAGAGTACTTAGCGGGAAACTGTTGGAGTTTTTTAGGTTGGGGTGGACTAGGATCTTGCGAAGTGGGTGTGGATTCCGCTTTGACCGCTTGGTTGCCGATGGATCTAAACGGGGATGGGATTGTAGACTTTGCGACGTTAAACGGAAACGAAGCGAACGGATCGATTCATCTGGTAGGACATATCCAAAAAATCGGACAGAGTGCCATAACATTCAATGGTCCTAATATTCCAATTCACTACAATACTTTTTACCAGGTTGTGGACTTGAATGGAGACGGTAAAACGGATTTTGTATATGAGGATAACGGTAGGCTCTGGGGGATTTATTCCACGGGTGGAAATTTTACGTCTCCCGTATTGTTTGGAAATGTAAATTTAAATTCTGCAAACAGAGACATGCACGTATTTAGTCCGTATGAATACAAATTTCATTATGGACCCAATAACACAACACCACTTGCCAGTGACAGAGCGTCTAAAGATTTTTTTGGGGACGTAAACGGAGACGGTCTTTCTGATTTTATTCACAATAACGGTGGAAGTTTTTCGATCTATATCAACCGAGAAACCTACTTTGACAATCCAATTGGAATCGGAGGAGGAGGGGACTTTTATCTCAATTCGATGATTGATTTTACGGGAGACGGTAAGGCGGACTACGTCCAACTTGTGGTTACCTATGACAATTCTACCTTAACCGCTTTACAATCTCAAAAAACAGCGTTAGACACCCTTATGGCTCAGTATCAAACAGAACACACAAGAGTCAAAGCGGTTGTGGATCAAATGCCTACACCAACGACACACGCAAACATTGACGATACCGAATTTGAAAATCTATTAGCCTATTTAACTGCAAACGGATACGACTCTTTATCCGATTCTTTAGAATCCGATGGTAAAGACTATCCTTATACCCCTTCGACGGTCACCGGTTTACAATCCATTTTAGAGAATATAGTCAGCGCGAGGTTAAACTTTGTAGGTCAACAGAGTTACGCACTCAATAACCAGATAGCCGCAATCTATGCACAAGGAAATCTAGGACAGGCTACGTATGCTTTGCAGATAAGAACATTCAATTTAAGTAATGGAACGTCTCAAAACGTAACGTATCCACTTTTTAGCTACGTAAACCCCGATAAAAGTACACTTTCGGATGTAAACGGAGACGGTATGTTAGACTTTGTTTCTTTTGTAGGAACTCAAAGTATCGTTTGTATCTTTATGGGAAACGGGTTTTCAAATCCGATTGCTACCAATCTAAACGCCGGAAATGGTAAAAATTTATTGGATTTTAACTTTGGAGAAGTGAATGGAGACGGTCTTTCTGATTTAGTATTATTTAATAAAGAAAATCATACTATAGAGACGTATCTTTCCAGAGGAGACGGTAGTTTTTATTATAGCCCCGGTTTTAGTTTTGGTGGATTTTCCACTCAAGAATATACCGAATCCAATGGAATCGAAAGATCTGATACGGTTCAAATCTCACTCCAAGACATGAATTTAGATGGGATTAGTGATGTAAGTATCGCGTTTCTTTCTTTAGATAAGACTTGGGGAAGAATTTACTATCGTTATAATAATCCTAGGAATTCGGGAGAAGATCAGCTTTTGAATGTTTCCAACGGTGCCGGTCAAACCTCTCAAGTTCAGTATCAGTTAAAAAATTCACAACCGGGAGCTGTGAACGCAGGAACCGGAAACTATCCGGATGTACCTAGTATGACCCCTGGTTTTTTAGTCACTCAGACAAGACAGGACTTATCTAACGGAATTGTCCATTCAACTAATTATAGTTATACGAATGAAAGATATATCCAAGGAACTCGTACTATTTCTAGAAGTTTAGGGTTTGCTTCCATAAGGGAAACGGATGTAAATACGAACTTTTACAAAATCACAGATTATTTTCAAAATGACTATCGTCTAGCCGGAGTACCACAATCTACTAGAAATTACAACGCATCCAATAACCTAACGGGTTCTATGACTCAGTCCGGTTTTAGTTTTCCAAATCCTTTCGGGACCGAAATTACCGTTCCGGGAACAATCACTACCAACGATTACAGAAACGGAACGTTAGTGGAAACATCGATTCAAAATTTTACGTATGATTCTTACGGTTTTACGACGAGTGTAGTAGAAAGTTTAGGTCCCCATACGATTACAAATACTTCTCAAGTTTCTAACGACGTGGCTGGTTGGAGAATGGGAAGGGTTACAAGATCCAGAAAAAATGTAGACGGCACTTGGGTTACAGACACACAACTCGGATATACGGGAGACAATTTAACTTCTCAGACTCAGTTTCCCACAAGTGCTTCTCCTCTAACTACAACATTTGGTTATGATTCTTTTGGGAATGTAGTTTCGGTTACGGAACCTTCTGGAGGAGTTTCTTTTCTTACGTATGATCCGGTATTCAACCATTTTCCGGTGACAAAAACAAACACACTGGGACATGTCACGACGACTAACTATGATTTTGCGACTGGATTAGAAACTTCTTCCACAGATCCCAATGGTGCGATTACATTGACGAGTTACGACGGTTATGGAAGAAAAGCAAGCGTAACGTATCCAGGGGAAGGGACTGCAAACGAAACGTATACCTATTCCAATACGGGGGAATACAATTTAACAAATTTAAATAACAATGAGTTTGTGACAAAAAGTATCCGGGACAACGTAAGCGGGAATGTAAGTACAACTCGGATCTTTACCGATCCTTTGGGAAATACGATTCGAAGTGAAGGAAATACGGCACTGAGTGGGATCAATTCGATTGAAGACAACTACTTTGATTATACCAGAGGGGTTTTGATTCAAAAATCAAACGAATACTATACAAGTATTTCTCCACAGTTTACGACGTATCAATACAATGATCCGGACGGTGAATTGACCACAATCTTAGAACCGAGTGCAAACGGTACGATTCAAACGAGTATTACAAAAACTGGATTTACGGAAACAAAAACTACCACTTTCCCCGATGGTCAGACGAAAACAGAAGTAGTCACGAAAAACGAACTGGGTCAAGTGATTCTTAAAACGGTAAACGGTAGGACGATTTTAACCAACTATTCTCCGTTTGGTGGTATTTCTTCTGTGACGGATGTGGGCGGTCTTACGACCAGTTTTGTATATGATTCTAAAGGAAGAAGGGTTTCTACTCAAGACCCGAATTCTGGAACTATTTCTTATTCCTATGATTCTTTAGGACGTTTGTATTCTCAAACAGATGCTAGAGGCAAAACGATCACTTTTACCTACGATTTACTCGGAAGACCTTTGACTCAAACTACAAATGGTCCAGAAGCACCGATTCAATTTACGTATGACGATGCAAGTGTTCCCTTTTCTAGGGGAAGGTTAACTAAAGTTACGGATGAGTCTGGAAGAACCGAGTTTCTTTTTAATCAAAAAGGAAACGAGATTCAAAAGACAAAATACGTGGATGATATAACGGCTATTTTTAAAACCGATTATGATTCTTTAAATCGACCGATTACGGAAACGCTTCCGGATGGAACTAAGTTACACAATTTCTATTCGTCTAACGGAACTTTGTCGAGTATCACCATGGACACGGCGGATGGAACAAGCACCGGTCACACAGTTGTTTCTTACCAAGGTCCTTATTTAGATTCCAATGGGGTTCCGAGCTTAAGAAGAACTTCCGGTAACGGGGTTACTATGGAAATTGGTTTTGAACCACTGGACAAAAAACCTTTGAGTATCGTTTCTAAAAAACCGGATGGAAGTGTCATCGGGAATACCGAACTTACGTATGATTCTAAAGGATATATTACAAAAATTGAAGACAAGTTAAATCCAAACAGAACCCAAAACTTTACCTTAGACAATTTGGGAAGGGTGACCCAGGCGGTTGGAAGATACGGAACTCAAAACTATACTTTTTCCGCCAATGGAAACTTAATTCAAAAAGGTGCATATACTTTAGGTTACACAGATGCAAGTCATTCTAACGCGGTGACAACGGCCACAAGTGCAAACACAGGAGTAATGACCTACGGCTATGACGCCAGTGGGAATATGGTTTCTCGTAATGGAGATACTTTACGCTACAATAGTTATGGTAAGTTGATTGAAATTACTCCTTATGCTACGAGTAGTTCGATCCGAAACGTATACGACTTTCAAGGAAACCGTGTAAAGTCCGTATCAGACATTACTTTATTTTCAACCTATACTTTAGATGATAACTATGAAATTGTAAGAGAGCCCGGCAAACCGGAAAGACATACTTTGTATGTTAAAGGTTTGCAAGGGGACCTTGTGGCCCAGTGGACAAGAGAAGACGCGACGTTACGGATTTCTGGAAACGAATCGGAAGAAAGTCGTTTTGTTCTTGGAGATATTTTTAGTTCTATGATCAAACCATTTTGTAAGGACATTACGGGGGATTGTGGCGACTATTGGGAGAACAGATTCGAATCTGAGTTTATTGGTATATTTGGATATTCTAAATTCTTTCAGTCTGGGGTTCCGACGGGTCTTTACAAGGCGTTTTATTTCTTGCTATTATTAGCAGTTATTTATTTAGTATATCCTTATTTCCTAAAGGAGAATCTACTTTTACAAAATCTTGGTTGGAAAGGGGGCGCAACCCCGGCCTTGATATTGTCTTTATTTGTAGTAACTTCTTTACCCGGTTGTGGAGTGTTACCCGGAACCGGTGGAAAGGAAGGTGATCCGCCTTGGATATTAGCAATGGGTGCAAATGTAGCTCCAGGAGTTCCTAGTATTCAAAATCCTGGAGTGGGAATGACGGGTGGTGGAAGTGTAGGTGGAATGCCTGTAACTGGAATGTATTTTTATCATCCCAATCATTTAGGTTCGATTACGATGATAACGGATGGTGCAGGAAATCCTGCAAGTGGTCCAGAACCAGGAGTAAGTTTTGTATCTTATGAACCCTATGGTTCTATTATACGTAACGATTCTTATGGTCCTGATATATTTCGTTACAAGTTTACGGGACAGATTGAAGACAAAGAAACAGGTCTTTACTATTACAAATCTCGTTTTTACGAACCTACGTTAGGCCGTTTCTTGCAGGCGGATTCAGTGATTGCACCTGATTCTGTAAATGGTATGAATCGTTATATGTATGTAGATGGAAATCCTGTTAGTTATCGTGATCCTAGTGGACACATTTCCGGTCCTGATATGATGCACATGTTAAATCGTATCGTTGGTCATGCTATGGGGAAGGATTTTAATTCTAAAGGTCTGGACAAGAAGTTGAGTACAAATGGGATTTCGAAGGGAGTAAATCGTTTTGTTCATAACGCTACTTTTGTTCATAACCCAACAAAACTCAGAGGTATGCGAGATTCAACTAAAGGGGCAATATTGGGATATTTGATGACTGGAAGCTTTGAAGGTGCGTTCGATGGGTATCTTTGGGGAAATGCTAAAGATCAAACTAAGATTGATAATAAGCGAAAAAATTATAAATGGGCTTTTGATTTGAGCGATGTTGTTATATCTATTGCTGGTTTTTTCATTACTAAAAATCCATACTTAATTGGTTATGGAATTTTGAGATTAGGAAGAGCAGCAGAAGATTTATTAGACTATTCGAATACAAGACGTCATATTCCAAATGCGGCTGCCTGCGCTTATAATTTTATGAATAATCACTATCAGGAAAACTTAGGCTCATTGTCTACAAATAATCAATTTGTAGAATATCAAATGTTATACAATTGCGCAGTAGGTAATACAGCCGGAACTAGCAGCCGAAATACTAATGGATTAGGAATGTGAAAACTGGAGTGTAAAAATGATAAATTATCGTAATAGAATATTACTTATATTATTATTTAGTTTTCAAGGATGCGTATTTACAGGAAGTTCCGAAAATATACATTCCATAAATAGTTTGGTTTCTGAAAAGAATTGCAAAGGCTTGTTTCGGATTAAATTAATTGTTCCAAATATAAAATCAATGCAAGCCCAAGAAGGCAGGTTTAGACTTTTTGATAATCTATATTCGGATTCAATGAAGCAAGTCATTATTAGCAATTCTTTGAATCGAGAAGAAAATAATGATAATTCGAATATTTATGGAGAATTGAAATATGAAGAAGAATCGGAGATCATAAATGATCTATTTAATATTTTTGGTATTATTACAATGGGAATATTTCCTATCAGATCAAACAGAAAATCAAAAATTTCTTTTAACATTTATGAAAACAAACAAAAAAAAGAAATTTATCATTCCGAGATAAGCATTTCTTGGTCCGCTTATTATTCTATTTGGGGAGGGGTGATATATCCGTTCTATCGAGTAGAGAAAAAGCAAAAAGAATTGATTAAGCTTGCAATGGATAAATTTAATTCTGAATATTGTTGTCTCGACTCAAAAATTAACAATTGTTAAATTATTATTGTAATTTGTAATATTCGAACGTAAGAGAATATGATGATTCAATCGAACTCAATTCTTTTAGGGAACTTATATAAAACCTTAAAAAATAGAATAGAGTTTCCTGAAAAAATAAAGGAATAAAAATGAAAATCATAACAAAATTACTATTAATAGCAATTTGTCTACAAACAGCAAACAATTGTAAACAGTCAGATAACTCAAATGAAGAATTATTAACCTTACTCTTAACGGCACAAGTAGCCCAAAATTGTTCAACTCCAGAGTATAAAGGGGAGAATATACCATTAAAATTTACACCGTATACTAGTAGGATCAATCAATACGTAGGAAGTCTTGGATATTTAAGTAATTTTGAATTTGGAAGAAGAATCGAATTGGATATGAAAGAGTTTCTTCCAGTGCAATATACAATACGATTTTATAGCGCAAATAGTCCCTGTGACGTTCCTCAAGATTATAGTAATTTTCTAAACTCCTTTAATTTATTTTCACCTCGCATAAATAAAAAGACGGTATACGCAACTCCTTTGTCTGGGAATTTAATGGCTTTGGCTTCGTCGTATGGTTCAAGCAATACAATACCTACGGATATAACATTGAGTATAGAATCAAGTTCTGTATGTAAAAATCCGATAATAGCAGACGCAACTCTAAAAACTTTATTATTTGATTACAAAACTCCAAGTTCACTTACAGCTATAAAAATAGATTCGTATATACCAAATCAACAAATTGTATTTACTTCAAATATAACGAATATAGGATCAGGAGGATTACAAATCTTTGTAGTGACTGGTACAGATGCGTGTTATCCTACAACGTATAAAACAATAAGTTTTAACCAAAACGTCCAAAGTCAAAATCAAGTAACCTGGAGTTCATCAACCGCATCGGGTCCACTTGTAATATTAGCTCAATACTTTTCGGAAACTATAACCACAGCACCGAATGATATAAAAATTCAGGTTCAGTAAAAACAAATTTATAAAATCACCTTATCCAAATAACGGATAGGGTGAAAATAACTCAGAAAAAGAAATCTTATTCAAAGTAAATTTGGCACTTTGGAAGAAGCTTTCGAATCCTTTCTTTTTCTTCGATTGAGAGTTGATTGTTCTTTAAATTCAACGATTTCAAATTCTTCAATTGTTCGATTTCTTTCGGAAGAGTTGCAAGTTGGTTAGAATATAAATACAACCATTTTAAATTTTTTAGTTGTCCAATTTCTTGTGGAAGAGTTGTAAGTTGGTTATAATCTAAATACAACTTTTGTAAGTTCTTCAATTGTTTGATTTCCTTAGGAAGAATTTTGAGTCGGTTAGAACTCAAATCCAACTCATGTAAATTTTCCAGTTGTCCAATTTCTTGTGGAAGAACTATAAGTTGGTTAGAACCCAAATACAACTCATGTAAATTTTCCAGTTGTCCAATTTCTTGTGGAAGAACTGTAAGTTGGTTAGAACCCAAATCCAAAGTTTGCAAGTTCTTCAATTGCTCTATTTCCTTTGGAAGAGTCTTGAGCTGGTTATAACTTAAATTCAACAATTGCAGATTTTGTAGTTGTCCAATTTCTTTAGAAAGTATTGTGAGTTGGTTATCCATCAAATACAACCTTTGCAGATTCTTCAATTGCTCTATTTCCTTTGGAAGAGTCTTGAGCTGGTTATAACTTAAATTCAACAATTGCAGATTCTTCAATTGTCCGATTTCTATAGGAAGGGTTTTGAGTTCTTGACGACTCAAATTCAAAACTAGAACATCTAAAGGATTTTGGAGGGCTTTTGTTAAATCTTGATAAGCTTCTGGTTCTACTTCTTCTGTTTGAATCTTGCAAGATAAATTAATGAGAAATAAAAGACTAATTGTAATTTTTTGTAAGTGAATTAACGTTATGCGAAAGTTCATAGAGGTTATCCGAATTGGAATTCATTTAAATTGAAAGGCAAGTTTCTAAATTAAAAATAAAATGTCATTCAATTTAAACGTTCTTTTTTAAACAAAGATCCCAGAAATCTTTATCTTTGATTTCAAATCTAATAATTTTTCATTCTATTCAAGCTTGCTTAATGTTCAAAAGAGAAGAGAAATCTTATTCAAAGTAAATTTGGCACTTTGGAAGAAGTTTTCGAATCCTTTCTTTTTCTTCGATTGAGAATTGGTTGTTTCGTAAATACAAAGTTTGCAAGTTCTGTAATTGTCCAATTTCCTTAGGAATTGTTATGAGTTGGTTATTACTCAAATACAATTCTTGCAAATTCTGTAATTGTCCAATTTCCTTAGGAATTGTTGTGAGTTGGTTATTACTCAAATACAATTCTTGCAAATTCTGTAATTGTCCAATTTCCTTAGGAATTGTTGTGAGTTGGTTATTACTCAAATACAACCATTGCAAATTCTGTAGTTTTCCGATTTCCTTAGGAAGTATTGTGAGTTGGTTATTACCTAAATCTAACATTTGCAAGTTTTGTAATTGTCCAATTTCTTTAGGAATTGTTGTGAGTTGGTTAGAAACCAAATACAAATCTTGCAAATTCTGTAGATGTCCAATTTCTTGTGGAAGAGTTGTGAGTTGGTTATTATTCAAAAACAACACTTTCAAATTCTGTAGTTGTCCAATTTCTTGTGGAAGAGTTGTAAGTTGGTTATTATCCAAACCCAACGATTCCAACTTTTGTAGTTTTTCAATTTCTTGTGGAAGAGTAGTGAGTTGGTTCTTATGCAAATACAACCATTGCAACTTTTGTAGTTTTTCAATTTCTTGTGGAAGAGTTTTGATTTGGTTATAACTCAAATTCAACCATTGCAACTTTTGTAGTTTTCCAATTTCTTGTGGAAGAGTTGTAAGTTGGTTATTAGGCAAATACAACGATTGCAACTTTTGTAGTTTTTCAATTTCTTTCGGAATAGTTTTGATTTGGTTAGCACTCAAATTCAACCATTGCAACTTTTGTAGTTTTCCGATTTCTTTAGGAAAAGTTGTAAGTTGGTTATTACTCAAATACAATTCTTGCAAATTCTGTAGTTTTCCGATTTCCTTAGGAAGTATTGTGAGTTGGTTAGAACGCAAATCCAACATTTGCAAGTTCTTCAGTTGTCTAATTTCTTTAGGAAGTATTATGATTTGGTTATCACTCAAATCCAACATTTGCAAGTTCTTCAGTTGTCTAATTTCTTTAGGAAGTATTATGAGTTGGTTATCACTCAAATCCAACATTTGCAAGTTCTTCAATTGTCCAATTTTCTTAGGAAGTGACCTAGTAACATAAAAGTAGACACCTTTTTTTCCAAGAATAGAGGTAAAAGGTGAGAATGAAAGGAAGAAGAAAATATTCGCCAGAGTTTCGGGAACAAGCGGTAAACCGGACGTTAAGCGGATCGTTTACAATAAAAGAAGTAGCAGAGTCCTTAGGAGTTAGCTACTTTGTATTGAGACAATGGAAGGCCGAGCATTTGAAAAAGAAGGAAACAGAGCAACCACTTCCGGATAAACAGCTAAAGGAAA